GTGCTGACATGCTTGGTGGTGTGTCAGATGGTGAATTCAAAAAAGGGCTTGATTCTTTCAAAGGCAAAGACATCACGATCAGAGTCAATAGCCCCGGTGGAGATGTACACACAGCGTTGAGCATATTCAACCAGATCAAAAACTACAAAGGCAAAGTGACTGTCATGGTTGATGCATTGGCAGCAAGTGCGGCAAGCTATTTCCCAATGGCAGCTGACGAGGTGGTGATGGCTGAGAATGCCTTGATGATGGTCCATGCGCCACTCACGATTGCGTATGGAAACTCAACCGTGATGAAAGACACGGCCGAGCTACTCGACAAGCACGCTGAAGCAATGTCTTTGGCTTATGAGAACAAGACCGGAAAAAGTGCAGATGAGATCAAGGCGATCTTTGATTCTGAGGTTTGGTACACAGCAACCGAAGCTGTTGAAAATGGGTTCGCAGATCGTGTTGTCTCTGAGGAGCTTGAGACTGACACTCAACTCAATAATAGCGTATTCAACTTCAAGAACGTTCCAGCAGCTTTAGAAAGCGATTCAGTACCACGATTTGCTGCATCAGCAAGGAACCGTGGAAAGATCAACGCAGCTCGGATCAAAGCTAGGCTTGCGACGTTGAAATGAGGAATCAACTGTTAACCGTTAACAGTTGATTTTGATTTTTGATGATGTTTGTGGTATATTTGAACTAGATCAATTCGAATGCTGACCGGCGAGTAGTTTTGACAATTGTTGTTTTTTCAATTGTTGGGATTATCCGCCGTTTTTCGTTGGATTCCTGACCAGTCAGAGGAGTCCAAAAATGGATATCAAAAAGATTCAGGCATCGATCAGCGATGTCGAAAAAGAACTGAAAGCATTTGGTGAGGTGGAATCACCAAGCGATGAGCAAGTCACGGAAGTTGAAGCCAAAGTTTCTGAGCTTGAGAAGCTTCAAGCCAATCTGGCCAACGCTGAAACGATTGCAAAGTCAGAGCAGCTCAACGAAAAGATCTCAGCATTGCTTGCAAAGCAAAACACTGGTGGACAATTGGAAGCGTCAACACCTGTTGATAATTCAATCAAGATTCCAGCATCAGCCAAGCCACGTCGATCATTGAAGGCATTTGGCAACGATCACGAATCGTTGGAAGCTGCTTATATTTCAGGCCGATCAATTGCAGCTGGTTTGTTTGGTCACAAAAAATCAAAAGATTGGTTGAATGATCACGGGATTCAAAACACCACGCTTTACGAAGGTGAAGACCAAAAAGGCGGTATCTTTGTGCCGACCGAAATGGAACTTGCCATCATTCGCTTGGTTGAGTCTTACGGTGTTTTTCGGCGGTTTGCTAGGACAGCACCAATGAATTCTGATCGCAAGGTCGTTCCAGTTCGCACAGGTGGATTGACTGCCTATGCAATTGGCGAAACTTCACCAAGCAATGAAGGTTCGAATTCTGGAACTCGCACATCACCAACTTACAATCCGATCGAGTTGGTCGCGCGTAAGTGGAAAGCATGGCTCAAGATGAGCGATGAGGTGAATGAGGATTCAATGGTTCAGCTTGCTGATGAAGTGAGTCGCGAAATGGCTTTGGCGTTCTCATATGCTGAAGATAATGCCGGATTCAATGGTGATGGAACGTCAACCTATAACGGAGTCAATGGAGCGTTGAACGTTCTGGCGGCTGGATCCAAATACACGATGACGGCTGCTGCTGGCAATCTTGCATTTGCTGATCTTACCTTGACTGATTTTGAATCGGTCATCGGCAAGACTCCACACTATGAAAACTTCATGCCAGCGTGGTTCATTTCAAAGGCTGGATATTATGCCTCAATGGACAATCTGAAGAATGCTTCAGGTGGTAACACATCACGTGAGCTTGAGTCTGGAAATGGCTTGCAGTTCCTTGGCTATCCAGTCGTGTGGACGCAAGTGCTACCAACTACGATTGCTGATACTGCGAGCACCACGTTGGCTTACTTTGGTGATCTAAACATGGCAGCGTTGTTTGGTGATCGTCGTGGAATGTCGATGAGTGTATCTGATCAACGATATTGGGATGAAGACCAGATCGCTGTTAAAGGTACTGAGCGATTTGACATCAACATCCACTCAGCAGGAACGGCAACCGAAGCTGGTGCATTGATCGCAATCAACACCCCAGCAAGCTAGTCCATAGATTTCTGACTTGAAAAGTGGACCGGTCCACTTTTCCAAACAAACAAAAAAAAGGTGATAAAATGAATGAACTACAACATGCAAAATTTAGGGCTTGCATTCCGCCAGCCGCTATTCTGGATGATGCTTCAGCAACGTCAGTTGAGATCGACACCCTTGGTGCTGACTATCTAACGGTTGTTGTCACTCTTGGTGCAACTGATATTGCAATGGCTGCATTGAAGTTGACCCAATCAGACACGGCTGGATCAGGTCATGCTGATTTGAGTGGTGCTGACTTTAATGGTGGAACAGATACCAAAGGTGGAACGTTAGCACTTCCAAGTGCAACTGACGACAATCAAGTTTGCGTTTTCCAAGTCAACTTGCTTGGCCGAAAACGGTACTTTGATATCGTTGCAACTGCTGGTGATGGTACTGCTGGATCGTTTATCTCAGCAACCGCAATTCTATCAAAGAATCACGCACCAACATTAACTGACACTACCTATGCAGATGGCGGCGTTTGCCGAGTTTAATATGTATGAGCTTTCAATCACTTCCGAACCAGCAAGCGAACCGATCACCTTAACGGAGCTAAAAGCTCATCTGAGGGTTGATGGTGTGCTTGATGATACTGAGCTTGGTGACAAGCTAACAGAGGCTCGGAAGTCGATTGAACAGCTTACGAATAGGGCGTTCTTCACTCAAACAAGAACGCTCTCATTCAACCGATTCGATCACACAACAAGCCGCATCTATCTGCCCGGTGCGCCTGTTGCGTCGATCACGTCGTTGACTTATTACGACTTGAACGGAACGCAGCAAACGTGGGATTCTGGAAACTATAGTCTTGTTGTTGGTCAACCTAGTTGGCTTCAATTGGACTACAATGTTGACTGGCCAGATCATCGCTCGGTGCGTGATCGCATAGTGATCACGTATGTCTGTGGAGAATCGGATGTTGCTGATATAGATTCTCGAGTCAAATCAGCTTGCAAGTTGCACGTTGAATTGAATTACGATAGAGAGGAATTGAGAGACAAGGCAGCGGATCGAATTCAAAATGGTTTTGATTCATTGATCACACAATTGCAAATCGGTGATGAGTTCCAGTGCTATGCCTAATTTTCATCAGCAAGTTGTTTTTAAATCGCCTAGTACCAGCGTTGACAGTTACGGTCAAGAGACTGGAGCGGAGACAACCGAAGCAACCAAACGCGCAACAGTGCGACAGATGAGCGGTCGTGAGCTTGCTGCGGCTTCTCAATTGTATTCTGATGCAAGTTGGAAAGTGATATGCCGATATGATCCTGATTTGATGGATTCCTTGACGTGGACAATCACCTATGGTTCAAAGGTCTTTGAGATTGGGAATGCAAACAACGTTGGCCAACGCAACCGAATGATTGAGTTTATTTGTACCGAGGTGACTGATGGCTAAACCGATTATTGTGATGACTGGTCAAAAGGATTTGGATCGAGCAATGCGAGCGTTGCCAATTGAAAACAAAACACGCAAGCGGGTGATTGTTCAAGCTGCAAGGGAATCATTAAAACAAAGGGTGCTGAAACAAGCACGAAGAAAGACACCAAAGAGGACAGGGTTACTTCAAAAGAATATCAAAGTCAAATCAATCACAAGGAGCAGAGAGTTTATTGGTGCAAAGGTATCTGCTGGAATGCCAACAAAAGGCGAGAACAGTGGCAAGGCTTTCTATGGTGCTTTCTTGCTCTGGGGAACGAAGCCAAGAACAACAAAGTCTGGGGCAAATCGTGGAGCAATCAAGGCAAACCCTTGGCTCTACACTGTTGTTGCAAGACGGCGCAACATCACAATGAAAGATTACTCAAGGCGAATAAAGAAAAACATTATTAAAGCAGCACAAGGCAAAAAAATATAATGGCAAACATAACAGAAAACTTGCTTGCTGTTTTGCTTGCTGATGCTGGTGTTAGTGCGATCACAACCAACGTCCACGTCAACAACGTTCCAGATAGTAAAAGCAAACCATACGTTTGGCTACAGATGGTCGATGAGGATCACGAACTCAATCTATCTGAAGCTGCTGGTGTGGTCACCACGAGCTTCATATG